GTGTAGTTACCTGTCGTAAGGTTTCCACCAAGAGTAGGAGTAGCATCTGCTGAAATGTCTGTAGTACTAACACTGCTAACAGTTATCTTTTGAATCTCTACACTGTCACCTGCTTGAGCCGCTACTGCGAGAACAACACTAGTTCCATTATTCGCCGTGTAGTCTGCTGAAGGTAACTTGATACCGTTTAAGAAGACTTCAATATGTCCAACCGTGTAGGTTACACTAAAGGTTGTCTGTCCAGCGGTTGCTGTGAAAGGCACGTTTGAAATTACTGCTGCTGAAGCATTTAAAGAACTTGCAGTAAGCTTAACCAGTTCTATTACTGAACCTGCTTGTGCGCCAGTAGCTAGTACTACACTAGTCCCGTTGCTAGCTGTAAAGTCAGCAGAAGGAAGCTTAATACCGTTTAAGAAAACATCAAGAGCGCCTACAGTGTAATTGTAGCTAAAAGTAGTCTGACCTGCTGTAGCAGTAAACTCTTGAGAATCCTTTATGGCTGCTTGTGCGTGAATACTAGCAACTGCAAACTTAACTATTTCAATTAAGTCACCTGCGTCTGCAGCCACGGTTAAAACAACAGTAGTACCGTTAGAAGCTGTATAATCAGAGTCCTGAAGCTTAACACCGTTAAGGAATACAAAAATTCCATCTACATCATAGTTAGTTGTAAAGGTTGTTTGCCCTGCCGTAGCAGTAAACTCCGCATCTGAGAGAACAGCTGTTTGGGCTACAGTAACAACGTCACTTACAGTAAACTTATGAACATCTAGAATATCTCCTGCTGAAGCGCCGGATGCTAAAACAATAGAAGTTCCGTTAGTAGCAGTAAAGTCAGAGGCGTTAAGTTTAACACCGTTAAGGAATACAAAGATATGATTAACGTCATAGGCTGTTGAGAAGGTTGTTTGACCAGCGGTTGCTGTAAAGCTAACATCAGATAAAACTGCTCTTTGAGCCGCAATAGTGTCAACAACAAAGGTTTGGAAATCTAAGATATCTCCTGCAGTAGCCCCCGAAGCAAGTACTACGTGAGTACCATTGGTTGCTGTATAGTCTGTATCTGAGAGTTTAATACCATTCATAAAGACTTGAATAGCGCCTACAGTATAGGTTATAGAGAAGCTAGTTTGTCCTGCTGTAGCAGTTGCTTGGGAGTCGTTAATAATAGCAGACTGAGATACAAAGCCAGAAACAGTATAAGCCTCTACTTCGATGTTATCGCCTACTGTACAAGCATTAGCAAGAGTAATACTAGTGCCATTAGTGGCAGTAATATCGCTAGATTGAAGACGAACACCATTACGGAAAACATTCACTGCACCAACAGTATAGTTTACAGTAAAGACAGTTTGTCCAGCAGTGGCTACGAACTCTGTTAAGTTTTGAACAGCACTAGGTTGTGCAGCACCATCACCCCAAATAAGTCCACCTGTTTGGGTATCATCAGCTTTGAGATACTTACCATTAACAGGAGCATTACCTATTTGTAGTTTTTGTTCAGGTAAAGAATCATCATTAATACTAGAGGCTCCACCCCCCGCTGTACCCAGTTCAATAACAGCTCCACCAGTAGTTTTAGTAAAAAGTTTAGCATCAGCAAGGTTAATAGCTAACTCTCCTGGCTCCAGACTACTTGCTGTTGGTATAGCATTAGTAGTCGAAGACTTCTTATGAATAATTTTAGTTGCCATAGGGCTAGTTCTCCATTGTGTATAGGAAGGCATAATTATAGAATTATTACCTATGATAAAGGGAGTCCCTTAAATAGAGACCCCCTAGCTCATTATGGTTAGGTATTTTTACCTTAGTTATTAATAGCTTCCGCCGTCCAAAATAACATTTTGAAGAGTTTCGTTAGCTAAATCCCAAGCATCGTCTGTTTCATTCCAGATAAAGCTTTTGTTTGCTGCTGTACCACGTTCTACTTCGATACCTGCATTAGCAGAAGGTGTACCTGTTTCGTCCGAGTTAAGCTTGATGATAGCATCACCAATGTTAACTTCATTAGAGTTTACAGTAGTAGTTGTGCCATTAACAGTCAAGTTACCAGCGATAACAACTGTACCAGTATTGTCACCTACAGCCGCAGGGTCAATGGTAAAGGTTGCTGGACCGCGAAGTTCCCCTGTAGTTGTGATGTTTCCAAAGGTAGGCGTTGCAGTAGTCCCAACGTCCTGACCAATAGCCACTGAACCACTAGTTACAGTAACCCCCGTGCCACCTGTAATAGCCGCTTGAGCGCGAGCATCTGTGTAGTATAGGTTAGAACCTTCAGTAAGGTTTCCAGTGTTAGAGCTAGACTCATCAAGCAACTTAATCCAGTTACCACCATGAGCAAAGTAGCCTTTACCTGTACCGTGTACGTGAGCAAACATCCCGTGGTAAGTAGTAGCACTTGGCAACGAAGCTTCGTTAGAATACATGTTAGCAAAAAGAACTTTACCAGTAGTAGTTATATTACTGCTGCCCATGTCAAGGTCTGAGCCAGTTACGGCAGAAATTGCGCGAGCATCAGTATGATAAAGATTAGTGGTGCCTTCTACAACTTGGTCTGTTTTAAACCCTGCATCAGCAAAGTCCAAGGACACTGCACCACCGCTAACGGTAATACCTGTGCCACCGCTAATGTGGGCTTGTACTTCAGCAGCACTTGGGCCTGTGTAAGTAATCACACCAGTGCTGTTGTTGTAAGCCAAAGAGCCATCACCACCAGCGTCTGTAACACTAATTGCCGCTCTTGCATCAGAGTCTGCGTAGTTACCTACAGTAACAAAGCTAGACCCATTGTGGGCTTTCAGAAGGTTGTTTGCTGTGTCATAAAACAAATCACCCTCTGCAGGGTTAGCAGGGGCAGTGCTGTCCACATAAGCACCGCCAATAGTAACAATAGCGTTGCCATTGTCTTTAGTAAATACCTTGCGGTCTGCGAGGTTAATCGCCAGTTCGCCTTGGTCTAAGTCACTAGTTAAAGGGCTTGAGCCGCTTGTACTTGACTTCTTTAGTAGAATCTTAGTAGCCATTAGTATGAGCCTCCGATAAGAAATGTATTTTCGTTGTTAAGTTGAGTAGTTGATGTATACTTGCCTAAAGCGTTGTCATATACTAAAACCGCGCCGTCAGCTTTTCCTGAGTTATCGATGTCGGTAAGTCTAGAGGTTGTCAAGGAGTAGTTCTTAAACGTACTGCTTGAGCTATCATAGAGTATCACATCACCGTTTGCTAGGGTTGTTAGAGTTACGTCTGCAAGCTGAGCGAGGCTGCTATTAGAAAACAAACTGCCAGCGTTGATTGTCTCGATTGTTTGACCTGCACCATTTACAATAGTAACAATTAGTTCATTGCTCGAATTAATAGTAACCGTACCTACAGAGTCGCCTTTAGCGCCCTGCCCACCTGTCCTCGCAAGGCTAAGTGTATGGTCAGTTTTGGCCAGAGTAATTTTGACATCATTGCCTGTAACTGTTGTTTTGTAGGTACTCATATTAGGTCTCCTCTGAAGGAGAATAAAGAATCTCTACAAGACCCCGCATTGGTTTCCATATTTGTTTAGCATTGCCTGTGCCTGTGTCTGAAACTTCTACACCAATCCAGCCATAGGTAGGTTGAGTGGGTGAAGGTTGAGTGGCATAGCTGGCTACTAAAGTTTCTGGAATAACAATTTGGAAAGTGTTATCAGTAGCATCACTGTCTATTATCGGAAGCGTTGTAATTTGGCCACCCGCTTTAACAACAGTGGGTAGGCTTTGTGGGTCTGTGTGGTCAATCGCGGAACTGTCAGCTTCAACAATTTTAGCTACAATAGTATAGCCAGTAAGGTTGGTTAGCCAACCAAGAGTGATACCTAGTTGTATTTGTTCACCTTCGATTATGGACAGCAGCACAGAACCATTATCTTTAATTAAGTCTTTTGACTTAGAATTTATTCTTGTTCTTGCCATGTTTCCTCCTTGCCGATTCTCAAATGGGCAAAGTTAAGGGTTAAGTTTTAAGGAGCATCAGTAATGATATCAGCAGAGTTCATATTATACATAACAAAATGAGCATTACCGATATTATCTTGTATATTGGGGTAAGTATCCCCATCCCCCATTCTCCACCAGTGGCTAGGGGCAGCGCTTAAGTCTGATAGGTTGTGGGTTGACCCACTATTATAAATACTCGATACATTTCCTGATTGGTCAGAGTTCCAGACAGCTACTTCATCTATTTTATCATCTTGAAGATGTAAACCAGAGGACTGCCTACCAATCCTAAGATTGTCAGGGTCAATGCCGCCAGAGTACCCATAGTTGGAGTTAGAGTTCGAAGTTGATTGTAGACTACCATCAATATAAATTTTAAACGTGCTATAACTAGAAGAGACTCCTCCAGAGCCATTTTCAGTAGAACCCCCAGTATACGTAATCAAAATGTTCTGCCAAGTATTAGCAGAAAGTGTATTTGGAGTGGTGAATTGAATATAGTTATTGTTAGAACCATAACGAAGTCTTAACTTCTTAGACGCAGTTATCCTTAACTCAATATAACCCCCATTAACAGTGTCATTATCACCAAAGTAAAACAGTACTCTGCCAGTACCTACATCGGCAGGTTTAAGCCACATAGAAAGAGACCAAGCATCAGAACTCCCTGAGCCGTTACCACTGCGGCCTAGTATGCCGTCTAAAAGGGAAGCATTAGCCCCTAAATAAGCAGAACTCCCTGCATCAAAAATTATCGATTTGGTATTAGCAAAGACAGACTCAAGAACAGTTACAGTAACGGTTACTGTAGAAATCCCATAAGGATTAGCAGCCTTGAGTGTGTAGGTTATAGTGTTGTTAGCAGCATTCCCCGAATCATAAGCGGGGGCTGTCCCAAGAATAACTCCTGTGGATTGGTTCCCTGCTAGCCAAGAAGGGAGTCCTTCAAAAGCATACATGGTTACTACATCTGAATTAGCTGAAAGCACACTAGTATGGTTAATCGATTCGCCTTCGGTAACATTAAAACTATAGTCTACTAAGTCAGGTGCTTGACCTGAGCCTGAAGAAGAAAACCCTGTAGTATTAGTAAAAAGACCATTAAGTTGATTTACTGCTGTAGCAAGGGTCGAGCTAACTGAAGAACCAGCAACAGTGGTATTAGCTACTCGTAAATCTTTATAGATAATAATACTACCAAGAGCGGTGCTTATATCGATATGATTATCAGAGTTAGCAGAAGCATTGATAGCATTGATAGGGTAATAATCCCCATTATCTACTAAAATAGTAGTTCCAGAAGAATCCACAGAGAATCCTAAAGAATCACTATTAGACAAAATAAACTTCCCAGTATTAGATACAACATTAGCTTGCTGATTTATATAAGCGATAGCTTCTGCATTGCTTGAAAAGGCATTACCATCCTTATCAGAAAAGTCTAGATAAGGTATATTAAAGAACTCATAAATAGGGTTTGCTGAGTCTGTAGTTCTAATGTCGTTAATGATGTTTAAGTTATCGGAGTTAGCCGTGTTAACTTCCGCAGACAAGCAAGCGTTCCAATAAGCAGGATTAGAAGTTCCTACAAAGTTAATGCAATTACCTGCGTTATTTCTTACAATTTTAATTGCCATGGTTTACCTCTCAATAGTACACAAAGTTGTTAGTGGCTGGACAGAAATAGGATTGTCGCTCTTAATAGCCAACAAAGCTCTAGCGTTAATATCCTCTTGAGAAGCAAAATAAGCTGTAATCAATGGACGGTTTAAGTACACGTTACCTACTGTCCCTGTGCCGAAAAACACTGGCTGTGTAGGCAAAGAGAAAGAAAAGGTAATATCGTTATTAGAGTTTCTTGTAGACCATATAAGGCCCACTTCAACAGTAGTGTTAGCATGTTGAGGTACTACATTAAAATCAAATCGTATCTTAGCGAGGTCTCCTACTTTACATTGTGTAAAATCAAAACTACCAGTTGCAGAAGTTACTGAAACACCACTTAAACTTGTTGCAGTATTGTAGGCGGTGTTCTCTGTAAAGTTAAACAGGTTAGTTACACCTTCGGGCATGTAAGCACCAGAGAAAAGACCTTTACCTTGATAGTCCGTAGTACCGCTATGAGGAGCTTCGTTGGAATCACTACTATCTCCCCAGTAAGGAGCGTCATTAGCAATTTGCCTTGCGGAGTTAAATCCGAAACGATACCAAGTATTAGCAGACACCATCGCACTAGTGTAAGATACGTTAGAGCCAATATCGTTAACACCAGAAGACCCTGTTGTTCTATCAGTAAATCCCCCTGTAAACTCATAACCTCCTGTAGCTGCCGCTACTTGGGCGCTAGTTACAGAGGAACTTGTTGAATTACTAGGAATCATATTTGAGTGAATGTTATTGCTCATTAGTGTGTCTCCGCAATCCAAACCTGTGCAGAATCAGTCGCTACTACTCTCATTTGAGGAGCAAGCACGATTTCTTCAACTGTGTCAACTGAGTAAGTCTTAACAGTAAACCAAGGCGCTTCATCTACTAGGCGCATTTGTAGGTCAACAGTACCGCTTGTGATGTCTACTTGGATAGCGCCACGGCGGTTATTAGAGTTAGGGTTAGCATTGGCGTTAACCACAGAGGACGTATAGCCCCCTGTGTAGCTAGCCGACGAAAATTTAGTTGCGAAGTTAGCCATTAATAGTGCCTCTTATACGCGGGGAAGGGCGGATTTGCCGAGAATTCTTTTCTTACCCTTGCGGATACGAGCAGAGGCTTGTTGTGCTTTTCTTAGCGCTGCTTTACGAGCACTAGTCATTTTGAAGGACACCTTACCAGCAATAATCCCTGCTGAAGCTCCTGCTTTACCTGCAAGGTTGCCTTTACGCTTACGTCCAGAAAATTCGTTACGGAAGTTACTAGAGGTCTTACGGCTTAGAACGGTATTTCCTAGTATTGGCTTTGACTTGCCGTCTTTCTTACCTGATGCGAAGCTTTTCTTAAACTTAGCCTTAGCTGCTTTAGCTTTACGGACAGTCTTACCTGTCTTACGTACTACTTTGTCAAGCTTAGAGCCTCTCTTAAGAGTTCCTTTAGCAGCCAGAGCAGTACCTACTGTAGCTTTACCAGAGCCGCCTTTATAGGCAGACTTAACTGCTTTAACCATAGCGCGTCTTTTGTTACGGTTAAACCGCTTCTTCATTTTCTTCATTATCGCCATTGTAGTATTCCTTTTGAGTTATTAGAAGCCGAAGCCCCTTGTTGTTACCTTAGTGCCGCCTCTTACGGGGAACAAATACTCTACAGCATACCTAAGACCATCAGTCCAGTGCTCTACACCTTCCTTCTTGTCAATAGTAGCCGTATCAGGGTTGCTCTCTACCCATGCAGTGCGCTCTAAGGATTTAATAGTATTAACGCATTTGGGATGTATGTACATGTCTATATCACCATTAGCGTTCTTGAACTTCTTATTGACAGCTGCGACACTATCAATAATAGGAGGAGCCTTGTTATGTGCTCTTGTTTGGATACCATTGGACTGTAGTATGCTAAAGTCAGTAGTACCAACAGCAGCAGAAGACTTTCGTGCTCTACCACTAGGGTCAGGATAAGATATAAGCCTATGCCCCTTATACTTCCTTGCCAGTTCTTTGGCTAGGGTTTCAGTATCGGGGTGTCCTTGCATCTCATCTAAGATGTGTATCTGATTACCTCTTAAAGCAAACACACAGGAGGCCATGATACCAACGTTAAAGTCGATAGCCACATGCACATCCTCATTGTCTTCAAAGGTAGGCAGAGTTTTGTCTATATGCTCTTTACGGTTAAACGTATAGAACACAGTATTACCAGAGTCTTCAAAAGAGGCTGTATACTCTCTTGCAAACTTAAGAGGGTCTAGGGTTAGCTTCACACGCTCAATCTCGACTTCATCCAAGAAAGGAGAGTCATGATAGGTATAGTGATAGCTCTTCCACTCACTGTCAGAGTCTTGTCTATTGTACATTTCATAGAAGTAGTTATACCCCATAGGTGTACTAATGATAAGTGCTCTTCCAGCGTTAGCCCCGAACTTCTTAGCATTCTGCTCTGACCACCGTGTAGTGATGCAGGGCTGTATGACAGACTCCCAAGACTCTTTAAGGGTACTTCCTGCACCCTTCCATGAACAAACTTCGTCTGCTACTACAAAGTATTGGCCTGTACCACGCATCCTCTCAGATGCCTCGTATGACCATATCTTTAGTATAACATTATTAGGAAACCAGAAGGTGCCAGCTACTCTAGAGGCTTTGTCTGCAAAGTCTTCCATCCCTAGTTGATAGGCTAACAGAGGGTAGTAGATGTCTACAGCTTGAGCATAGGTAGGGGCAATGATTGCCACATTCTTGTTAGGCACGTCTGCTGGTAAGTCCATTAACTCTTGCACGGCTATGATGGCAGCAGTAGCAGCTAAGTAGGATTTACCAAAACCCCGACTAGCGTTTACCACAGCATAGCGGTTATTCTTCTCTACGAACATATCATTGATAATCTCTGACTGTCCTTCATGTAACTCTATCATATTACCACTTTACTTTATTAGCCCAGTATGCTGCTGACATCTTTCCTTTAGCAATATTAGGAGCATGTCTAGCTTTAAAGGCTTTGTTTCTCTTAGTGCCATCTTTGGAGCCTACCGCCCCCTGAGCACCGAATCGTATGGTCTTAATTTGTGAGCCTACCTTAGCAACTACTATGTGGCTCTTAGTTTTATGACCTGGAGTTCGCTTAGGCTTGTTAAACCCCGATACACCAGCTCTGGTCAGTCTAGAGTCTTTATCAGCCATTTTATTTAAACTTTCTTCCAATGCTTCTTTTCTTATTTCTGTAGTACTTCTTCAGACCAGCCGAGATTGCTGCGCCTCTACTACTAGCACTACGTACAGTTTTGCCTGTCTTACGTACTACCTTATCAAGCCTAGAGCCTCTCTTTATGGTTACTCTAGAGCCAGGAGTTACTTTAAGGCTAAGCCCTTTATATTGTTTCTTAGGTGCAACACTGCCTACACCACTACCGCCTTTGTATGCAGACTTAACAGCACGCTTTGCTGCTTTAAATTGTCTTTTTGCTTTACGAATACGTTTTTTAATCATCTTTTCTTCCTCTTAGGTTGTGAAGAATACTGCTTGCCAGCTTTGGTATCCTTGCGTTTCTTAGCGGTGCTAGCTGCATAGGTCTTCTTAGACATACGGTTAATAGCCTTAGTAGGCAGATAACGTTCACCAGTAGCTTTTGGACCTCTTACAGAAGGCTTACCTGACTTGGTTCTCCACTTCTGTTTAGTCCACTTGCTCATGCTCTTTTGAGCCTTAGTCTTTCCACCAGAGTAAGTACCGCCACGCTGCTTATAAAGCTTGGCAGCTAACTGCATAGCCCTAGCCGAGTGTTTACCACCCATCTTAGCTTTAGCATCGGCTTTGGCTTTCTCCCACTTTTTGGGATTAGACCTAGCCATTACTTTTTCTTTCCTCTGGCCTTGTGAGTAGCACCCTTCATAAGCTTCCCATTAGGCATGCGGTGCATACCTTTAGGTACTGGTGCTTTCTTTTTCTTTGTAGGGCGTCCTACTTTACTTCCGTAAGTTCCTTTACCATAGGGCATTATTACTTCTCCTTTTTGTCATAATCTACTGAGCCTTCTTTACTCATCCATACTGCAAACATACCTGTCATAGCACCCATAACAACTGACACTAAGCCAGACTGCTGTATTGTGGGGTCAGGTAATTCCATATACCATTCTACTACTCTCCAAGAGCTAATACTAACAGCTAGCATCATAAGCCTTGGAGTTACTTGATAGTCATGTAATTGTTTTGCAGTAATCATAGCACGCTAGTCCTTAGCTTTAAGGTTCAATGATATCGCCACAGGGCGCTTCTCAGTAATCTCTTGCTCGATTTTCTCAGGTACTTTCTTATAACCATACTGCATAAGGTTATTAATTAGTTGGCCTTGGGTAGCCAGAAGCTGTGCATAGGCACCAGAGCCTATACGAATATTACCAGACAATAGTTGGGTCTCTATGTAATCATACTTAGCAACCATCTTCTCAATAGGGTCAAACTTAAGTTCCTCAAGTTTCTTCACAGAGTCTTTTGAGAAAATATTCTTAGAGCCTTTTGGACGACCAGCGCCTTCTCTTTTACCGCCATTCTGTCGTACGGTTGGATTTGGGTTTGCCACAGGTTTCTCCTCTCTGGCTTTTGCGTGTATTAGAAACACTTTCAGTTGAAAATTTTTAGATTATTTTACAAAACCTTACAGTTGTCCCGCTGTAAGGAATTGAAAAGTAACCATTAAATCCTTAAATTATCTTGGTGTTTTATCGTTAAATTTAGCGGAGGCTCTCAGAGATTCGTTCTCTTGTTTGAGCACATCGATTTGCCTTATTAAAGACTCTACTGTCTCTTTATAAGCAGTCTTACTGAGTGCTATTGAACGGAACAAACCCAACATTCCTGCAGCAACTAAAACAATTAGTCCTGCAATCATAGGAGGCACCACTTCGAGAAGTGTATTGTATTCCATTTACTTATTCCTGTATAGCGTTTTTATTCTTCGTCTTCTGGACCAAGAAGAAATCCAAACACGTAAAAGATACTGAGACAATAAGGCAAACTAATAGCTGTGAGCAAGTTCCAGTCACCAAAGTGTAGGTAGCTACTAATAGAAATCGTTAACCAAATTGAAGTTGAAAAGAAGTTAAAGACTATCCGTTGAGGACGTCCAGTGTAATATAATTGACAGAAGCCTAGAACAGCTAAACACCAAGCAACAAAGAAGTTGTTTACTTGTAGTGTTTCCAGTTGTATACCGTGAGCATTAGAGAAAAGTACCGTGTAGGCAATAAACCAGAAGGCAATCCCTGAAGCCTGTTCAAGACCTCGCCCGTAGTTCCACTTACTTACCACTAAGGCATTAAGTACTTTGGTATAGCTGTTTATGAATCTGTCGAGCGATATCGCAAGCTTAATAGCGTCCATGAGAAGATTACCATTGTTGAAGTGTTAAAGACAAACCATACATAGTTAGCCCACCCTCTACCCCATTCGTCTCCGGCCAACCAAGCAGAGAACCATGAAGATTGTGCTACAATGTAGAACAGGGTTGTGGCTAATATAAGGATAGTGAGAGGTCTTCTAAGAGAGACCATAGATGCACCTACCAGTACAATGAGGGTAGCCATTATGAAAGTAATGCTATCGAGGTAGTGATGTGCATAGAATAAAGATTGTTGTAGAGGGGTTAGTTCTGGCATTAGCAGTATTCCGTTTAAAAGCTGGAGTTCTATTTTTAAGGTTGAGTATAGAAGGTTAAGTTTTAAGACTCACCTAGAATATTTATAGCTTTTATAAGACTATTTAATAACTAACAACAATACACTATGTTTAATAAATCTTTAGATAACCCCCCGCTGAAAAAACTTAAGGGGGTGCATCATCGGGGGGCTTGTACGACTTCCCTTTCAGATGCAAGTAGGGGGTCATAGTGAGGTTCTCGACGAACCATATATATCATAATGGTAAGGTATTTTATAGCTATCACAATACCATAAAAATAAGGGTATTGAGAAAGCAAAAAAATATTTAAGGGTCACCCTCCCCACCAACCCGAAGGTCAGCAGAGAGGGTATACCTTACAGGATAAATCCTATATGGTCTTTAACTTTTCCGTAATAGTAGCTATACTGGTTGTGCCAGCCTAGTTGATAAGTCTTTCCTTGATATTCAACTGTGAGTTCATCTGCTGTGCTATGCAACACATCTACTGCCATAGCGTCAACAGTGTTCTTCAGTGGGTGGAATAGTTCCATTATCAGTAGTCCTCCAAACAAATTATCTCAACACCTTCAGGGTTGGGCAGAGCCATTACTTGCTCTTTATATTTCTTAGCTACCACCACAACGGGGTAGATACCCTCTTCAATAAACCCTACATGATTGACCGCCTCCCAACGGTACATACTCCAAGGTAAGCTACCCATACGTCTGTTTAGGTTAGCCAGTTCTTGGTCAACAGGGTCTGTCGCTACGATATCTTGGTCAGGGTCTTTCCAGAACTTATCGATAACTTCGTTAGTAAAGTCATCAACACCATAGACAGCCAGTACACCTAAGTGACGATATTTCTTATAGAAGTCGTCCTTAGCGTGTTTAGGGTGAGGTTTAAGTTTAATCTTTTTAACAGTGGTCTTGTTAGTAGAACCAGCAGGTCTGCCTCTACCTCTTTTTTCTTCAGACATTTGTAGACTCCACAGGGGTATACTTCATTAATAGGTTTAGTTCTTGATAGCCGCCTATCAGCTTAAAGACAATAGGTACAGTGGTAGCCTGGAGGTCTTTTCTTAAAAAGCTTCTCCAGTGGTTCTCTTCAGGGAGCGTCATTTTACTTAAGTTTTTATAGACATAAGCCATGTTCTTTTCTTCTAAGTCAGAAACAGCTTGTTTACAATACTCACAGTTATCGCGTCCAATAACTAGATACATTAAAGATTTCCTTTCATAGACTTACAGTCAAAGTTGTTATCAATCTTTATAGGGACACCGCCTTGAGTTATACAAGCTTCATCCCAAGTCATCTTATTCTTAGCCTCGTATACAGCAATAAAGCCTATACCGATACAGACAAAGATTAGTCCTGTCATTACAAAGAAAGCATACTTACCGACACGTTCTACAATATGGCTACACTTAAAGCTTTCTGTATACATTATTACACCGCGAACATTAAGAGAAGAGATACAAGGAAAGCAAAAATTCCAAGAGCCTCTGCAAAGGCTATACCAACAAACATGTTACCTGTTTGAGCATTAGCTCCTTTAACTAAGGTAGAGGCTTGTAGGAACTTACCTACAATCATGCCCACCCCCATAGCGGCAAAACCCATTCCAACACATGCTAGTCCAGCGCCGATGTAGGCACCCATTTGAGCAATATCACCAGTCATTAGTCGTCTCCTACTTTTTTAGATAATGAGATTCCGTAAGCACACAAGGCAAACCCCAGTACAATTCCAATTAAAAGGGCAACAGCGCCTGTCATAACTACTGTCCCAAGAGTAAACATCATTAGTCGTCTTCCCCTTCGTCATCTGAATTTAACTCTAGAGCAGCGTCAAAGCCACTTGCAAACATGTCAAACAGCATGTCTTGGATTGAGCCTTCTGCATCTAGCTCATAGTCTTCCATTACTGCTTCGAAGGCAGATTCAATAGCGATTTCATATTCATTTTCCATGAGTGTAACTTCCTCTTACTATGTTTCCAATATCACCTCTTGTGATACCAATATCTTTTAACTGCTTATTAGACATTTTCTGAAGCGTATTCTTCAGATGATTGCGGCGGTTCCATCTACCTACAATCGCGAATAGAGAGCGTAACATTTTAGTCTTCCTTAACCATTTTCAAAGCTGTTTCTAGCAGCTGCGTTATCATATCACGGTCATAAGTAGAGCTAGCTACTATAACCTCACCATCCTCGTAGCCTAAAACTACAGAGCCTTCAGGGAAGAACTCGTCCATTACGTCTAGAACTCCTCCTTCACCATTTATCATTTCGTGCATACCATCGTCAGCGACAACAGCTTCTTTTTCTTTTCTTTTAGTACAAAGACTTACTACCTTTGACATCGTACACCCCGCCATTTTGATTCATCTTTTCATCTTCATAAGGAGCAACCACCATGCGATAGTGTTCTCTGGCTGCTCCATCAAGAGCGCCCATCATTTGTTCCATATCAGAGTAACGCGGAGGATACCCAAGCCTGACTAAGCGGTTATAGTAATTGTTAATCATGTAGGCAATAGCATACTGTAGCTCACCGCCAGTGTGGGGTGTAAACCCGCCAATCTCACCGTGGATACCGTCTCTGTTTTCTTCTGTTAAGTATGGCATTAGAGGAATCCCCAAGATTTAAGAATAGTGACTGCCGCCCATACTGAGAGCAGGTATATGCCACCTAGAATACTGATGCTAATACAGTGACCAATAAGCCTACCTATTAGAACATTCATTTAACTTCTCCATTATTGCCTGACGTTCTTCGTCAGAGTATTTAGTCCATAGTCTTATTTGTTCGAGAGAACGCCCACAACCAGTGCAGACGCCTTTTTCAAGCCTACATTCTTTTTGGCAAGGTTTCATAGTAACGTTTATACTCCACTATCATACAGATACTAGCAAGTCAACCATTATTTTACAAAAGGCCATTCTTTTTTCTTACCAGATAAATGTTCAACTCTTTGTTGCAAGAAATTTATGGTTGTACGGATATCAAACTCTTTTTCAGTGCTGTAGTGTGGTTCAAGCAAAGTTCTATAATACCTTATTTCTTCTTCTAAAACTTGAATTAGGACATAATTCGGTCGGACATTTTTCACAGCATATCTCCTTTTGATATATTCTATAAGTAAACTAGCATATTCTACCAGATTTGTCAACCATGTAAGCGGACGCCCACAACCAGTGCAGACGCCCTCTTTTAATTAGATTTCACAGCCGCCAGCACTGCAAGCGAGTGTTTGAGCACCTTCAGTATTATCACTCTCTTCATAGTTCTGAAGCAAATAGAAATCAACATCAGGCATAGCCTTTACAGCCTTAATATAGTCCTGTTCTGAACAGGGTGTATAAGGTGCTTGGGCATAAGTATGGTCAGAGTAAGGCAAGAACGACACACCAGTTAAGGCATCAAAGTTCTCATAACACCATGCTCCAACTGCCATCCATTCATGTTCTTTAACATAAACAGTAACAGAGACAGAATGCTCAGACCAGTGCTTCTGATACGTTAACCAATTTTCCAACTGTTGAATAGCACCTTGCTCATTAGCCAAGACTGCACCATCAGGTGATTTAATTGGGAAGTAGAACACTGTTGTCTTAGCAGGGTTCATTGCATCAGGCTCGTTAGGCACCCCTGAATCCTTCAAGAAGGTTGTCAGAGGGTCATTGTTAGCTTGACGAACAGCGCGGATATAGTAAGGGGCAAAGCGCCCATGAATACCACTAGCACTATCAACCAACTGGGATACTGTTCCAGAGGGTTTAATAGTTGTAATTGCTGTTGCTGGTTTGATTCCGAGTATGTTTGCATAGTGGGTATTTACATCAATAGCCTCTTGTCGCAGTTCACTTAAGAACATAGGGTCAGGGTCTTGCAGCAAACGACAGTCTTGAATACCAGTCAGACTAACACCTAAGAGTGCTTCGTCTTCACAGTTGTTTTGCCATACCTTACGAACATATTTAAAGTCAGTAAGAGAAGCCTGTAGTGTGCCAAGAATAGCAGCAACTCTAACTTTACGAAGAAGGTCTTCTTCTGTGTCGTTAGACCGAGCTACTACTTCTGTTAAGTTACATAGTTGATTAGACCTTAGTTGGATTTCAGCACAAGGGTTGCAACCAACAATGCGGTCACCATCACGGCGCTTAGGGGCCATAGTGCGAGCACCCCCTCGATTATAGATTCCACGTTCACCGCTCCCTGATTTCATAAGAGCAATCCACTCATCCATAAAGACAGCCATAGAAGGCTTAGAGTCATAGACAGCAGAGTTGTTTGCTAAGGCACGATGTGCAGCAGTTTCCCACCAACGACCAGACTTACAGTCGCGGATTTCAGGGTCGCCAAGGTCACTTAAGCTAATCAGAGCAGAGCGGCGTACACCACCTACTACGACTACTTCAGCAATCTTACATACAATGTCGTGTACTTCCAAAGGAGTAAGCTTACGACCTGCTGCTTTCTTAAAGGTAGCTGTTACAAAGTCAAACAGCTCTACAAGAGGTGCTGGACCAGAAGCACGACCGCCCATAGTCTTTAGACGAGCGCCTTCAGGACGAATCTTAGAAAAGTCCCAATCGTGTTCATTGCCAAGATACAACTCAGCAATTAGTTTTCTTAAACCTTTAGCCCACCCTTCAGCGCTGTCTTCAATAGAAAGCACACGGTTAGACATGTTAAAGGTGTCGTTGATAATTGGTAGTTTGTTTACGTACTGGGCTTCAGCAGAAAAGCCAACGCCAGTACCAGCCATTAAGATGAAGAGGATTTCATCAAAGACTCGAATATGGTCAACAGCAGCAAAGCTACAATTATAGCCACGGAAGTGATTACCTTCAAGTGCCTGTCCAGCGGACCACATTGCTCTCATAGAAGGCATAACTTCCCGATTTAAGATAGCAGTGTGGACCGTCTGAAACTCCTCATCAGTAATAATGTTATTACTAATTCTTGATTTCCAAAAGCCGACCAGTCTATCTACAGTCTCGCTCCAAGTTTCGCGACGACCTAAGTCATCTATAAAACGAGAATAACGAGAAAGATGGATGAATGATTCGTAAGGTGTCATTTATTTTCCTTTTGTTTTCTTTTTCTTTGGTTTAGCTGTGAAGGGGTCTTTCTTCATAATATCCCCCATAGTGATGTCTGTTTTGTAGCTAACGATTGGCATATTTTCTACTGTAAACATAGTTTCAAACCATCGACAATCGTCAGCAGTCCAAGCCGCACCTTCTTGTAAGGTTGCCTTAAGAAAGACATTAAGGTGTTCTAAGTTTTTAATTTGTAACTTAATAAAGGTCTCGTAGTATTCTTCTCTAGTCAATTTAGTTTCTCCTTGTCAAAGTCTAGTACTTCATTAGCATAGAAGTATAAACGTTTAGTTACTTCGTCTGATTCATCAGGGTCAACAGTCTCAAACTTAGATTCTGTTGCTCCTGTAATGAATTGTCGTATTGAAGGTGATAATTGAGACAAGTCAGGTTTACACTCCCCAACAAGTTGCATGATTACTGAGAGGTAAACCAATTCAGTGTCGGACATTATTTCATCTTTTATTGACATTTTTATACCTTCATAAACCCGTTATTTTCTTCGAACTCTTGGCCCTTACTTAGTCTTCCAGTGTCATACTGATAGTGCAGTGTTCCCGATGGGCCTGTAAGACCAGTATAACGACATTTGAGGACTTTAGTTTTAATTGTGTTTCTTTCATTTTCGTCTTCCGCTGCGACATTACGTGCAAAGGCTATAATGTCCATACTAATTTGTTTAATAGAACCAGAGCCACGGATATCATCCATAGATGGTAGTTTACCTTCTTCGAAAGAACTTCCTTTGTTGTCTGTCTTTCTCAAGTGGCTGATTAAGCCAATCCACACGTTATACTTTTTAACTAAGCGGAGCAGGTCATTCATAATCTTATCAATGGCTTCATTGCCAGTAAGCCCTTCAGCACCTTCAGACGCTAAAATAGTAATGTGGTCTACAAAGAGATATTTAGCACCTGATAAGCACATATACTCTAAGAAGTCCATTATAGAGCCGTCAGATATAGAGCCTTGGTGGTCTAACACCAAACATCTATCGTCTCCGAAGATTTGGTCATATCCCTTTTTGAGTTCTTCAAGAGGGATTTCTTCTGCGGCGGGGTTTCTGTTAAGTGCCATTCCTGACATCTTTCTTGCGGTCTCTGCAGGTGATTCTTCGAGACTGACGATACCGATTTTATCTTTTGTCTCTTGGAGTAAGTGGACCGCAATTTCGCGTAGGAGGGTAGATTTACCTGAACCTGTCCCAGAAGTCCAGAGAGTAATTTCACCATAACGCATTCCTTTAAGTTTGTCGTTAAGACCATCCATAAATGGGGGATAGGGTACAGACTCTAACTCGTTGTACTTTTCAAGTTGTTCCCACAGTTCATCTTTGTTAAGAATACCTGCAGGGGTGTAATCACAAGCGTCATAGACAACGCTTAGTAGTGTATCAGGTGATTTAATCCAAACATCAGAAGCATCTTTCTCAGTTGACTTAGCAATTTTAACTTTGTCATAACCGATAATACGTGCAGCTTCTTTTGCAGCTTCTTGACCTGCTTCATCACTATCAAACCACAGAACTACTTCATCGAAGTTGCGAACCCACTCTCTAGCGTCTACTAAGTCTTTAACAGAAGAAGCAGAACGAAGAGAACAGACAGGATAAAACTTCTTGTACTTCTTGTACCATGCCATTTGTATTGACATAGCATCAAGCTCACCTTCAGTGATTACAAGCCGTTTTCCACCGTTGTAGTTTTGTTGACCGAACAGGCCACCTCGCACAGTTCCGACTGAGCTAAAGCTTTTTGGAAGTTGTCGTACCTTGTAGCCCACCAACAGTTGTTCTGAGTAATAAGGATAGTAGTGACTATCAATACCCCCATCAAAGTCATAGGAGACTCTGACATTGTAGTGCTCACAAACTTGTTTGTAGATACCGCGCTCTTTAAAGCCGCGAATCGGGTAGTTATTGATTTCTTCCATCTTTGAACTTGAGTAATCATCATTTCCAAACTCTTCTTTAAACACTTGTGTAGTTCCTTCTGTTGGCGCTCTGAAAGATGCTTTACAACTAAAGCAATAAGCAGAGCCTTCCTCATATATTTGTTTAGCGTCAGAACTACCGCATTTTTCACATGGTTGATTTTTGGTAACAATACGTCCCATCAATACCTCTTGGTTAGCTGTTTGACATACCTCCGAGTTTTATCTGTTGGTCCCTCGCGGGGAACAAATCTAATAGCTGCTATCTGTCTGTTATAAAACCTTGGAGTCTTATTATCAGGCAGCATTTCAGTCATACACTCAGAGACCATTTGACACCAAGCCTCGCTATAATATAATCCTCCTTTAGTTTTATAAAGGTCAATTATCTCATAGCTAAACTTGTCATGCCCACTTTGTTTTATTTGTTCGTTAAGATGCGAAGAAGAACCTGTGTAAGTTCTCCAAGGCATTTCTTTACCATAAGTTGCAGACTTCTTTTTACCACCGTGAAAGAATTGTTTCTTGCCATAATAGAACTGTTTAGTTTCTAGGTTACTAATACAGTACAAGAAGCCAAACCAATCACAAGGGTTAAACTTGACCTTTGTTGTCCAATGCCCAATCTCGTCCCTCGATAGCGGTTTGGTATACTTCTTTGCCAAGCGTGAAGTGGTCATTAATTTTTCTCCAGATATGTAGTAGTTTACCGTTTAAAAGCATGTGGTCGAAACCGCTGTCACCGTATGCTTCTTGGTAAGCGCAACATACTGCTTGTTTAAGTTGTAGTTTACCTTGAATACCTTCTAGGATTTTGTCTGCTTTCTTTGGACCAATACCCCGAATTCCTGGGATATTGTCTACTGAGTCACCCATGAGCAACTGTTTGTAATAGAACCGCATAGCGTATTCTTTTGTTATATGATAAATCTGTTTAGTTCTTGGGTTATAGTGGCTACCATAACAACAATCTAAATCTTTATCTACTGTAACAACACAATAAGGCTTGCCAACAGCATCAAGTTCAAGATGCCAGATACGAACCATATCATCGGCTTCACAATTTTCACTGAGCACTGCTCCTTCCATTGTTTCTACTACCCACGACTTCAAATCAATAAACCATTCTGGTCTGCTAGATTTCGACTTAATACGACTTTTACTAGCTTTGTATTCGCTATACAAGTCATTTCTAAAGTTATCAGGACCACCTAAGGCCATGACGTAGTCGCTACTAAAGGTAGCCATTTGGATATCAACGAAGATTTCTTTAAAAGTATCTTGTG